GCTATCATTACTACACGAACACCGTTTCATAGGTTGTACGATACAGTACGAAAGATATAGTGATGGTATAGTATCCGTGTAGTAATAATAAATTAAAGGTTGTATAAATGGAAAATAAGACACATTCTTTTACAGAAAGAGGTTTGAAATATCTGAAGGACGAATCAGATAGAGTAGAAGTGTCCCAATCTGAAATACTAAGAAGAGTATTAGATGAAGTTATAGATAAGAAGGAGCGTGATAAAGATGAATAAAAAAACGTTGTACGAAAGATATGGACATCTTGTTAATTTTTTAAATGTCATTGTTCCTGTACAGCATAGGTTAAATAAAGAAAACCAACATTCTTTAAGATGCTTTAGAATGAGATTTAAAACAGATGATGAAGGAAATAAACTGTATGATGAAGCAAAAGTTAGATGTAAAAAGCCAGCTATAGTTGGAAGTCTATATTGTAGATGTCATAATAAGAGAGCAGATGTTATAAAGGGAACTGATGGTGTCCCAGCATCATTGGGTGACGAAAATAGAAAGCTTTATATAAATGCTTACGATGTTGAACTTGGATCACTTATGACGGCTTATCTCAATGATCCTAAGATACTAGACTTAAAACCTGAGTTAGCGTCATTAAGAGTAATTCTAAATAATTACATATCTAAATTATGTGAACCGGCATCAGGGGATAAACAAAGTTTTTTAAGGGAAATAGAAGAGACTATAAATAATGATGACTTAAGCGAAACTGAAAAATATTGGGAAATAGTTAATAAATCTCTTAACGAACAAACTTTAAGCAATGGCAGTGCTATAGATAGGATAAATAGATGTGTGACGACTATAAGTGGAGTGATGGAAAAACTTCATAAATGGGAAAACGCTGGAGATTATAATTTGACTCCTGAAGGATTAAAAGTTTTTGTGCGTGGTTTAGTTGATGCGATAAACACCGTTATCAAAGATGACAATATAAAGAGTGAATTAAGAGAAGCCATTATGAGTGTTGGAACGGTGACTAAAGATAAAATACCTAGCTTTGGAGAGGTGATAGATGCTGAAATCGTCAAATAAAATAGAAGATATTATCGTTAATGGATTCAAACATGGTGGAACAACCATGAAAGATCTAAACGGTATTGGAGAAAGGGATCTCAAAAAAATTGCTAGAAGACTTTCTGAAGAAACAGACGATGCTTTATTTGAATGCTGGTGCAAACTGATCGAGATAAGTGGCGTCAAACAACTGCTAGGAAATTAAGTTATGGCAAAGGCAGGTATTAATCCATATGAAGAGTTAGCCATAGGGCTTGCGATGACTTCTAAAACCGGTGAAGCTATCTATGAAGAAGAGCCTGTCGGCGTGCAGGAATTTATAGAGAGTAAAAAATATCTAAACCAGAAGTTTGATGGTAAAAGAGGTTGTCGACCTAAGATAATGGAAATAGCTATAGCCATGTGCGAAGATAAAGTGCGTGAAGCTGTTCTATTGCTCGGTAAGGGATGTTGGTCTAAAGATTCTCTAGTGACATTAGCTGACGGTACACAGAAATCTATGGAATGCCTCTACAAAGAACATTCATTGAATGGCGAATTGGTCGATCTGTTAAATGTCAATCAAGAGACTATGAATTTTATAACTTCACGTGGAGCTGTTTTTAATTCTGGTAAAAAACGTTTGTATGAAGTTATTGTTGAAGATGGTACTAAACTTAAATTGACGATGAATCAAAAACTTGTCACACCAGATGGTAAAAAACGTTTGGACGAACTATCGATTGGAGACAGCGTTACCGTCGCTGATAATATAGATGTTGACGGTGACGATAGTGTATGTACTGCTGAAGAAGCTAGATTACTTGGATATATGGTCGGTGACGGATGCATGTGTGTTAAAAATAGTGGAGACACTTTATCTGAAAGGTTTACTTTGACAACTGGAGATAGATTTCTCAAAAGTGATTTCATAAGATGCCTGAGAACTATTGATAAAGAATGTGAACCCACAATTACAGATACATACAAACCTAAAATAAAACAAAAGCATGGCGACACCATGCCGGGAGGTAAATGGGGAATATGGTTTAGCTCAGGATACGGATTGAATTGCAACGGTAATGGGCAAAGAGTAAAAGTTAAATATCAACCATGTCATGCTCCAAACGCCAGCAAGCTAATAATAGATTCAGGATTACATGGTTCAAGGAGTGAAACTAAAACAGTTCCAGATATCATCAAGAAAGCGTCAAAACGTCTAATAGGTGAATTTTTAACTGGATATTGGATGACAGATGGAGAATATACGCACTGTAAAGACAATAAAGGTACTGGCTTTTTTCAAATATCAACTATAAGTGAAAAACTAGCCTATGATATAAAATACCTATTACATAAAATAGGTGTCAGCTCTAAGCTGAGAACAGGCACAAAAGACATTCGTACAGAGAAAAAGACATATAAAGATTATAGGGGATACGCTGTAACTTTCCAAGATACTAAATCTCAACTGTTTTTTGCTGAATATGTGGAACTTTTTTCATATAAGGGTGTTAATCAAATGGCGTCGTTAAGTTTAATATCGGCGTCTAAAATAACTACTGCTGAAACCAACTTCCTTCCTGTTAAATATTCAAGACAGATTAGAGATGAAATGATTTTATTGGGATACAGCAATAAAACAATAGGCGTGTTAACAGGTGCAGGTAAGAAGATTAATCTAGATAGGATAAATAATCTACCTAAAAAGATTAGAAATAAAATTGTTCTAGGAGATATTAAGTATTGGGCTATAAGATCAATAACAGACACTGGAATAGATGAGAATGTTTATGATATAACGATACAGACCGATAATGACAATGAACGTAATTATGTCGTGAGTGGTTGTGTATCGAGTAATTCTGGGAAAGACTACGTTTCCTCTATACTTCATCTCTATGGTATTTACAAAGCACTTTGTCTAGTTGATCCACAAAGTTATTACGGGTTAGCGCCTGGAAGTCCAATATACTTCGTCAACACAGCTAGAAATGATACGCAAGCTAAGAAGGTATTCTTCGCACAATTTAAAGGTATGCTAGAAAACTGCCCTTGGTTTAGAAATAAATACGAAGAGCCTACCGCTTCAGAAGTTAGATTTAATAAAAGCATCACAGCTTTAAGTGCTAACAGTCAAGCTTACGGCTGGTTGGGATACAATACCATTCAGTGGGTTGGTGATGAGCTCGCTTTCTTCTTAACTGGTGACAGTGAAGACGGAGAGTCTAGAGCTGAAGAATGTTGGCAGAGCGCATACGGTAGCTGTCAAACAAGGTTCCCTGACAATTATAAGATAATAGGTATAACCACGCCAAGGTACGATGACGACTTTGTTATGAAGAAGTTCTACGAGCTTATGGATAGAGACGATGGTTATTCTGTTCAAGCGGCTACATGGGATATACATCCTAGACTAACTAAAGAAGATTTCAAGCACGACTTCATAAGAGATTATAGAAGAACGATGCGTGACTTTGGCGCACAGCCCATGGGAGTTATAGAAAGTTTTTGGGGAGAACCTGACTTTGTTGAAGAGAATGTGTGCGAGACGTGTAGACAATGTGATTTATGGCAGAATAGAAAATTGAATACAGACGATTATAGATGCCGCAATAATGAAGAATGTAAAGCTAATCCATATAGAGGTAATGGTAAATTTTCAGATTGGTTCACACCTGAAGAAAAAGATTACTATCTACATTTCGACCTTAGTAAGAATAAAGATAGATTAGGATTTTCAATGGGACACGTCATAGATCACATTAAAGTTGAAATGTCAATGAATGAACTTGGGACCGCGCTTAAAGATCCAGCGTATGAAAAATATTCTGATTTAACTGAAGAAGATAGGTACATTGACAAACCTTTAATGAATCTTGATGTAATAGGATGGGTTGATCCAAGACACCCGCAAGATAAAGAAATGATGGTGAATAATGAGATAAGTTATGACAAGGTCTATAACAAGCTCATATTGCAATTGAAAGATAGAGGTTTTAATATCGTGAAGGTGACTTTTGACCAATATAACAGCGTGTATATAAAACAAAAACTGGAAGATGCTGGTATAGATACTGATTTAATTTCCTGTGATAGGACTGATGAAGTACCTGTGAACGCGAAGCTCGCATTTACAGAAAATAGAGTTGAATATCCGTATTGTAGAATACTAAGTCGTGAAGCGAAGTATTTGAAGTACGTTAATGGTAAGAAAGTAGATCACCCTAAGAAAACTGGTAGTGGAGTCGGTTCAAAAGATATCTGGGATGCTGTGGCGTGTGTGATAACAAATTGTGATGACGAAAGTTCAATGAGTGGTTTTGTAATTCTCGAAGAGGATGATGACTAAAATGAAAAGAAAAATAATTGGTGAACATATTGGTAGTAGAAAAGTTAGTTCTGGATTTATAGAAGAATATCAGAACTCTGGCTATTATCAACCTGAACTTATCACACTCGACGCAGACACGGCTTACAAATTGTATCGGCATAATGAAATTGTCAACGGTGTGGTTAATCATATCATGTTGGATGTTGTAAAGCAAAAACCTAAGATAGTTATGGTTGATCAATCTAAAGAGATGCAACCAAAGCACAAAGCCATCATAGAAAAAGTTCAGAAGACATTGATGAAACCTAATCCCAATAAAGAACCCTTTATGAATATAAGAAAAAAATTTGTTAAGGATCTTCTAGTTGCCGGAGTTGGTGCGCAAGAATTAGTTAGGGAAAAGAGATCGAGGATGCTTGAAGAAGTCTACGCTTTAAAAGCTTCGAACGTAACCGTGTCATCAGATAAACATGGGAATCTCAAGGATAAAAAAACTTACAAGTTAAAATCGCCAAATTCAGGCGACGTGGTATATTATGATAAAGACGAGGTGTTGTATGCTACCTTTAGACCTGTTAGTGGTATGCTCTACGGTGAAAAACCGCTAGACGCTCTGGCTAACACCGTCGCCAGTGATATACTGAGAGCGGCGTATAATACTAATTTCTTTGTAAATGGAGCTGAATCCAGTGGAGTTCTGTCACTTAAAGACATGAATAAGCGTGAACTTGAAAAGTTTAGACAACACTGGAGCAAAAATCACAAAGGTTCTGGAAACGCGCATAAAATGATAGCCGTCAACGTTCCAATTGAATGGATTAGAATGGCTGTGACTAATAGGGACATGGAATTCTCAGAATATGGTAAAGAACTTAAAGAGAAAATTTATTCAGTGTATGGAATGCAACCTATAGTCATGGGTAGCGTAACTAGCACAACCGGTAAATTAAATAGTCAAGAGCAAATAGAATTATATAAAGATAACGCCATAAGACCTATCTTAGAACTTGAAGCGTATCACTACACGTTGGAATATCTATGGGAAGGATACGACGCTGAAGATCTGAAGTTCGCGTTTGAAGGTATAGACCTAGCTGACATAGTTACGCAAGCTGAGATAGACAGAAGTGATATCAATAGCGGAATACTTACTATAAATGAAGTTAGGTCTAGAAGGGGACTTAATCCTGTTCCATGGGGTGATACGCCTGTAACCACCATGCCAGGAGGTGGACAAATAGATCCTGAAACTGGAAAGTTGGTTTCACCTTCTGATAAAGAAGACAGTAATAAACCTAATAAAAATGACGAAGAAGACGAAGAAGATGAGAAGTATATAAAATATGTTGATCATATATCAGCTTGTGTTAAGTATAGTGATAATAATTCAAAAAATATCAAAGATCTTCTTAAAGTGTTGAAAAGATGTGCCAATATAGCGGTTTATGTAAGTAAAGATTTAGATGAAGATGTTGTTTGTGATAGTTTTAAATTCTTAATAGAAAGATTGAAACAGAATGAAGACACCATAGATATCACACTTGATAAATTTAAAGATAAGTTAAAACAATTAACAGGTTAAGGAGTTAATATGAAAAAGAAATTGAAAAAATCAATTCTTTCAATTGCTGAAGATATAAAAGAATTTAATGAACAGGTAGGTGTTGATAATCATTTTGATATCGCTGGTGTGAAATCATTTAACGTCGTTAAAAAAGCTGAAGGTGAAAAAAATGACGCACGTATAGTTAAAGGCTACGCTACGACTCCTGATGTAGATTGGGTAGAAGATTCAGTAAGTTTAGAAGCTATGGTTTCTGCGAAAGACCATCTCATGAGAAAAGGTACGAATACGGTATTCTACAATCATGACACTGAACAACCTATAGGAAAAGTTCTTGCGACTTCAATCGAAAATAAAGGTTTGATGACTGAAATTGAGATTTCAAAAGCCGCAGACGTTGAATCAATTTGGACAAAAATCAAAGAAGGTATTTTAAGTTCTTTTTCAATAAGGTTCATACCTAAGAAAATAGAAGTTGTTAGAGATGACGAAGGATTCGTTCAGGAATATAAGATTCTTGAAATGGAAATGTTGGAAGTCTCTATCGTCGGTTTGCCTATGAATAAGGAAGCTAATGTGACTGAAGTTATAGGCAAATCGGCCGAAAGCTTCTTTAAGAAGAAAGATAGTATTCAAAGTGAAGAACGTAACAATCCTAATGGAGGTGACGATATGAACGTCCTTGATGCAGTAAAAGAATGTATTCCTGGAATTCTCAAAGAATCCCTAGAAGCAGAAAGAAAATCGACGGCAACACTTGTCGCTGAAACTGTTAAGTCAGTTATAGCGGCTGTTGACGCAGAGAAAGCTAAGAGTGCTCAAGCAGTTCTCGATGCCGAAGAAAAGAAAACAGCTGACGCAACCGTTATTGAAGGTATGATAACGGAAGCTGTGAAGAAAGCTCTCAAAGGTAAAACATCACGTAAAGGTGCTGATGAAGAAGACGAAGAAGATGATGATGATGGTGGTTCAATCAAAAAAGCGTTGAAAAGCGCTACTGATGAAGACACTATCAAATTCGTCGCACATGTGATGGACGACAGTGCGGCTTACGCGGCGTTGGATGCTTCTGAGCAAGAGAAAGCTAAGAATCTTTATTTCGAAATGGCGGGTACTGTGTAAGGTTAAGCCAAAGTGTGTCAAGTGTCGCAGGACAGTTAATACAAAATATAATAAGAGGATAGAATTATGAAAAGGATTGATCTAATCAGAAAAGCATTGTCTGTCGCTGGGACTGGCAGTGTTGAGAATTATCTCCCAGATCCAATTGTTGCCGACGTTATCAAGTATGTTCGTGAGTTAAACGTTATGAGACGCTTGCTCAGAACATTCACGATGAAAAACAGAACGAAGACCAAACCTAAAAAGAATGGAGTTCTCAGTGCGTATTATGTTCCTGACGGAACTACTGCCACTAAGAGTGAATATTCAACTGGTAGTGTCACGTGGACAGCTAAGAAGCTGATGGCTTTCACCATTATGGACGAAGAAGTTGAAGAAGACTCTATCGTCAGCGTTATGAAAGAAATTCTCACGGATTTCTCTGACGCGATAGCGGAAGCTGAAGAGTTTGCGATGCTTTCAGGTGATCCTACTCACTTGGCGAACGCTCCTGATCCAGATTCAGCGACTAGCGTGAACTGGTTCAAATACGATCCACGGTTAATTTTTGAAGGTTTCTTCCCTGTTTCAGAAACTGCCGACGCCGCTACTCCCGTAGCCGGTGGTGGAGCCACTATCGGTTTGGATATGATAAGTAAAGCTATTTACAATCTTGGTAAATACGCTCGTAATCGTTCTAAGCTTATTGGAATGCTTCCCGCAGACCAAGCGGCTATAATCCGCCAAGATGACAGCTTCAAGGACGCTTCGGTATCTGGTCAAGCTCTTGCCAGTTTCATTACTGGTCTCGGCGCCGCTGGTGAAGGTGATGGACTTGTGTCTGTTATCTACGGAATGCCATTCTACGAGATGCCTCAGGCTCCTGAAGGTAGCGTGGTAATTGCGAAGAAAGATACCGCTGAACTTGGTGACAGACGCAAGATTAAAGTAAAATCTGGCGAAATCATCGAAGCTGACCAGCGTAAATATGTTGTTAGTGAACGTATTGCTTTCAACTATAACTATAGAGACGCTATAGTTGCTATCGAGAACTTGAGTTCCGTAGTGTAACACTGCCGTGACTTCTAAAGACCCTATCAAGCTGTTTGCTTGGTAGGGTTTTTTTTATTGCAACGAATAACGTTTGAAAAACTATGATTACATGTTCAAAATTAAATATAGTAAATTTGGTTAATGCTAAGATAACTACGAGTGATATTTTTGGTGATGTTAATGAAATGAAAAATTTCACAGACATTCAAAAGGATCTCGCATACGTAGTGGTTTTTGGTGATTGCGCGCTTGGCGGTGAGATACTTCCTGCTATAAACGCTTGCCATTCTGATGATATAGTTGTTAAACAAATGGTTGACGGTATTGAATTCAATTATCAAAACGCTAGAATGGGATTAGTTAAACCGGGATTATTCGTCGTAAGCGGTGACACTTTTGTTAAAATGTTCACAATCTTTGAAACTAAAAGGATAACATATTTTAAACTATTGCATCACAAGGGTGAAGCGATTATAAATAATAGATGTATTTGTAGTGATAAAATTTTAAATGCGTATTTGTCTAATGTTGTGGTTGAACCTTTAAATTGTTATAAAACCTCAGTAGCTGTCCACGTGATCTCTCAGAACGTACATTTGTTACAAAGTTGCGTTAAGGGGTTAGGTTACTATAAAAACGCTCTGACGGTGTTCACAGACAATAATGATGTTAAAGTGTGGTGTGAAGAAAATGATATAGACGTAATAGTGTATGATTATAGGTTTAATTACGCTAGATTAGTTAATGAATTTGTGAAATTAAAGGTTGATAAATGTGATTATGCCGTTTTAATAAATGATGATGTCGTCACAAGTGAAGATGTTATATCAATAATGATAATGTCAGCGTATGAAAATAGTGATAAAATAGACGTGGTGGGTGTTAAACTGATATATCCTGATAGTACGATACAACATGCTGGAGTAAGGACTGACAATAGGTGCGGTGCTATACACGTGAGAAGAAATATGAAATGTGATGACAAGGTGGTTAATTCATATTCTAATCCAAAAGCTGTGACTTTCGCGCTGGTGGTGGTAAATATGAAAGTATTGGCTGAGATTGGTATGGATGAAAAATTGAGATGTGACTTTAATGACATAGATTTCTGCTTGAGATGTAAAGGAACATTGTATATTCCTATTGGTAATTCAGTACATTATGAGAGTCTTACTAGAAGGTTAAACGGTGATGTCGGTGATCTAGAAGAATTGATTTATTTTAAAAAGAAACACAAAGGTACACTATGAGTAAAATAGCTGTCTTGGGAGGATTAGGATATTTTGGATCAGTTTTAAGTAGTGAGATATTAGCAAGGGGTGAAGAAGTAGATGTGTATGACTATGACCTATATAAGAGCGGTGCTGGTGAATTCGTAGGAAACATAAAATCTTTAGATGTTATAAATTCAACACAGTTTCCTACAGAAATTTGTAAATACTCTCACATGTACTGGTGTTTAGATATTGACGTTGAAAAGTTTTATACGCATGATATTTCAAAGAAATATATTGAGAAGAATCTTAAAAGTTTTGAAAGGTGCGCTAAGGATTATAAAGAAGAATTCACTTATATCGGAGATATATACAAAGGTAAGAATGATTCATATATAAAATTTTTAGATGATAAGACTGAAATTTGTAAGAAATATAACTGCAACGTCGTTAGATTTGATGTGATATACGGCTCAAGTCCACGTATGAGATTTGACACACTACTCAATAATATGATGTGGCAAGCTTACACGCAAGGTATCATAGTTGTTGAAAATTATCTTGAAAATGTAGATATAGTGAGTTTGATGACAGCCGTGAAATCAGTGTTAAAAGGAGATACCGGCAATGTGGCGTCATGCACTTTAAATAAGATAGCCTTGGCGCATATGATAGCTCAAACGTTTGAATCCGATGTCAGTGTCATGGCTGGTGGGAAAGGGGTGATGTCAAGCTATGATATTGGATATAACTACGTAACGCATAACAAACGAGATATTGATGACGCCGTTAAGCTATTCATGCTAAATGTTAAGAGTGGAGCTTTAGACGAATACGCCGGTGACATGTTCAATGACCACGCCATATCTTATTCTTTGAATTTATCTAATATGTCAAA